GAACGAATGGCTCCCGGCCTGTTACATTGCATATCGTCGCACTTAACTCGCAATGTGAGGACAATCTATCATGGCAGTTTCTACCACCCAAAGTATTTGGCGTTCGGGCGGCGGCGATCAAACTCGTACCGCAGTATGTGGCTCCGGCGTTATGGCAGCTCAGTTTTATATCGCTGACGCTTCTGTTGCAACCGCAACAAACGTAAAAGTTTCTTCTACTAGCTCCACTAATCTGGTTCTCCCAGCAGGTGCTGTTATCACCGAAGTAATCATCAATGACGCAGGCGCAGGCACTGTTGACTTAGGCACTCGTGGCTACAACAGTGGTACAACTTCTGGCGCAGCTATTGCAAATGGCGTTTCTGTTGCTTCTACTGGTATCGTCACAAGCGGTTTAACTTTTGCTGCTACGACTGAGTTGAGCTATCTGACTGTTACGATTGACACAAGTGGTGCTGGCACTGTTGGCGGCTACTTACGTTATTTCGTAGTCGATCCGTACGCTGGTCAGCAAAACGTCTAATAAGGAGGCATCACCATGATGCAAACAGACGTAAAAGCCGCACAAGTTACTTCCAGTGATACAGCGTATGCTGGTCCAACCCGTGTTAAATCGGTGACGATTAGCTACGCTTCTGGCGGTACTGTTATATTGAAAGATGGCGGCTCTAGCGGCATTACGCGTTTTTCATTTACTGCCCCAGCTACTAACGGTACAGAACATGTTCTGTTGCCGGGCGAAGGTATTAAATTTGACGCTAGTGTTTATGCAGCCTTGAGCAGTGCCACTATTGTGGTGTGTTATGGCTAAGTCTCCTGCATGGCAACGGAAAGAGGGGAAGAACCCCAACGGCGGACTGAACGCCAAGGGGAGAGCCTCCGCGAAAAAGCAAGGAATGAATTTAAAAGCTCCCCAGCCGGAAGGCGGAAGTCGGAAAAAGTCATTCTGCGCCCGTATGTCAGGGATGAAAAAGAAGCTTACATCGGCGAAAACGGCAAATGACCCGAATAGCCGGATCAATAAATCTTTACGTGCGTGGAAGTGTTAAATGGACCAGTATGTTTGGAGTTTAGTTCTTTCGTTAGTTTCAGGATTGATCTTGCTATGGGTCGGGTCGGTTAACAGCGAAACAAAACGTCTTTCAATTCTTCTTAGCAAAACACGCGAAGAGAATGCAGAAAAATACGTGACAAGAAACGACGTTCACAATGATATGAACCGAGTAATTGCACGTTTAGATCGACTAGATGAGAAGCTCGATGCTTTTATGAAGGAGCAACGCAGTGCCATCAACTAGTAAAAAGCAAGAACGGTTTATGCAGGCGGTAGCCCACAATCCTGCGTTTGCTAAAAAGGCGGGAGTTCCGCAATCCGTGGGTAAGGAATTCACTAAATCTGGAGGTGGTCTAATGGCAACAAAACAAAAATTCCCTGCACCAAGCAAGATGGGTCCTGTAAAAACTGCGGCTCCTAGCCGTGACGGTGTTGCTATTAAAGGCAAGACCAAAGGTAAACAAATCTCTATGCCCGGCAACAAGATGACTGGTAAAGCATCCGGTCGCGGCAGATAAGGAGCACACCATGAAACGCAAAGCCAAACGCTACGACGAAGGCGGTGAAATTGTAGGACCAAGAGCCGGTGGCTATGGTCGTTTTACTGATGAAAACTTAGATGACGAGCCTAAGAATACTAGGTTGCCTTCTGCTAAAGAAAGCACCGGCACTCAAGTAAATACTGAGTACAAAGAAGAAAAGAAAGCAAAGCCAGCTAAAAAGCCTGAGACTAGCCAGAAGTTTCCGCTTAAAGGTCCTGAGTACGAAGACACTAAAGCAAAAATTGGTAATCAGTCATTTCCGGTTGAAGGTCCTAAGTACAGAGGCACTGTTAAGTCTAAAGACATGGGCAGCCAGAAGTTTCCGGTTGAAGGTCCTAAGTACAGAGGTACCGTTAGTGCTAAAGAATTAGGCAGTCAAAAATTTAGCAAAGGCGGTTCTACTGCTTCTAAACGTGCTGACGGTTGCGCTGTGCGTGGTAAGACACGCGGAAAGATATATTGATGATGGCCTCTCGCGGAATGGGTGCTATTGCACCTTCTAAAATGCCTAAAGGAACTAAAAAGCCTCGTAGGGATAACACCGACTTTACGCAGTATAAAGACGGTGGTGAAGTGTGGGAGAAGCCCAATCCTGCGAAGAAACATAAGAAGTTAAGCCCCGCTAAGAAAGCAGCAGCGAAGGCTGCAGCGAAAGCTGCTGGTAGGTCGTACCCCAACTTAGTAGATAACATGCGTATGGCGAGGAAGTAATGGCGTACACCACAGACACAACTAGTTTTAATCCCGACTTAAACGATGTGTTTGAGGAGGCGTTTGAGCGTTGTGGCTTAGAGTTGCGCTCCGGCTATGATTTTAGAACTGCACGTCGCAGTTTAAATTTCTTACTGACTGAGTGGGCTAACAAAGGTATTAACCTGTGGACGATTGAGCAAGGCTCAATAAATTTAGTGCAAGGACAAACAACTTATGATCTACCTGATAGTACCGTTGATCTTATTGAACATGTTATTCGCACTTTTTCCGGACAAGGCCCTAACCAGACTGACCTCAATATTACGCGCATAAGCGTTTCAACCTACTCGACTATTCCTAACAAGCTGGCACAAGGTCGCCCTATTCAGGTGTGGATCAATCGTCAGTCAGGACAAAAGGTTGGGTCGAATACTGCTACATCAAAAAACCCACAGATTAATGTGTGGCCTGCGCCTGATCAAGGAAGTGCTGAACAACCGTTCTATGTGTTCCATTACTGGCGCATGAAGCGTATATACGATGCGGGCGATGGTACAAACGTAGTGGATATTCCTTTCCGTTTTTTAAATTGTTTAGTGGCAGGTTTAGCGTACATGATCGCTGTTAAAAAACCTGAAGTTGACCCACAACGTGTTATGGGGTTAAAAGCCATGTATGACGAAGCATGGGATTGGGCAGCCAGTGAAGACCGTGATACGGCTGCTGTGCGTTTTGTTCCACGCCAGATGTTTGTGACGTAATCATGGGTAATAGGTTTAGCTCGGCTAGGCACTCGATTGCAGAGTGCGATAGATGTGGTTTTAGATATAAGCTTAAGGATTTAAAAAAGCTCATAATCAAGACCAAACAGGTTACGATTAAAGTTTGCTCTACCTGTTGGGAACCTGATCAACCGCAGTTACAATTAGGTATGTATCCGGTGGATGATCCGCAAGCAGTACGCGAGCCACGTCCCGATACTAGCTACAGGCAGTCAGGTTATACAGGGTTGCAGTTGACTACTAACACAGACTTTGGTGATCCTAGCGGTGGTAGTCGTGTATTTCAGTGGGGTTGGGCACCGATTGGCGGAGCAAGAGCAAACGATGTTGGTTTGACACCAAACGCGTTAGCAGTAATATGTACGGTTGGAACCGTTACGATCACATAGGAGTTTGAAATGGATACAAAACAAGTTAAAAGAATCGCTGACCGTGAAGTTAAAGCACACGAGAAGCGTATGCACGGTGCCAAGAAAATGGCTAAAGGCGGCGTTACTAACGAATCGTTAAAAGCTGTTGGTCGCAACATGGCACGTTCCCAAAATCAAGGGGGCAAATAATGGCTAAGATAAATAACAAGCCTGCTTCAGCCTACGCTAAACCGCACACCATGAGTGGTGGCCCTGTAAAAGACATTCGTCAGAATAAAAGCAAACTAGATACGCTAGATATGTCTATTGGCGCACTGAGCAAATCTGCGGGCGACGAAAAAGTTAAGACTGATGGCATTAAAATCCGTGGTACAGGCGCGGCGACTAAAGGTTTGATGGCACGCGGTCCTATGGCTTAAGGAGTAGTTCGTGGACTATATTGAGTTAAACGCTGCTGTTCTGGGGTATGTACAAGATTACGAAGATACTTTCATAAATAATCTTCCACTGTTTGTTGCACAAGCAGAAGAACGTATATACAACACGGTACAGCTCCCAGCGTTACGTAAAAACGTGACAGGTGGTGTGCTTGCAGGACGCAAGTATCTATCGTGTCCGGGCGATTTTTTATCTGTATTTTCTATGGCGGTTATCGAGAATAAAGATACAGAGAATGAAACCTATACGTATTTACTCAATAAAGACGTTAACTACTTACGCGAAGCGTACCCAAATCCTAATAGTGCAGGGCTGCCAAAGTACTATGCTTTGTTTGGCCCCACTGTTGTCACTGGCGAAGCGACAAACGAATTAAGTTTTATTTTAGCTCCTACACCAGATGACGACTATGGCATTGAACTACATTACTACTATTACCCAGAAACAATCGTACAAGGTCGAATTGGTACGCTAGGAGATTTAGCTGGTGGTTCAGGCTATACCGACGGGGTTTACTACGACCTTCTGTTAACAGGCGGCTCTGGTGTTGGCGGCACAGTCACTTTAGTTATTTCTGGTGGCACTGTTACAAGTGTGCAGTTAAACAATGGCGGTGCGTTCTATAAAGTTGGAGACGTAGTTTCCGCTGCTGGTATTGGTACAGGTTTTGGCTTCTCTATTAATGTTCTCTCTATCACTAATCCAACTGGTACATCATGGCTTGGTGATAACTACTCTCCTGCGTTACTGTACGGTACATTACTAGAAGCTTATACGTACTTAAAAGGCGAGCCAGATGTGATGGCGTTTTATCAGAAAAGATACGATGAAGCGATTGCACAGTTGAATCGTCTGGGTACAGGTCTTGAGCGTGGGGATGCTTATCGTGATGGTCAAGCAAAAATTAAGGTTAATCCATAATGGCGTTACAACAAGGTCAGACGTTAAGTTTTAGAAGTGACATAGTTCAGGGCGGACAGAACCTTGTTACAGACACGCTTTATATGGCGCTATATACAGCGTTTGCTACGTTGGGGCCAACTACCACTGAGTACACCACTGACAATGAAGTATCAAGCGATGGCACGAACTATACGGAGGGCGGTAATATAATTACAGGTGTGACTGTTAATACAGACGTGAACACTAATACGGTCTACATAAACTTTGATAATGTCTCTTGGCCTGATGCTAACTTTACTGCTCGTGGTGCTTTGATATATAACAGCACACAAAGTAACAAGTCAGTTGCAGTATTGGATTTTGGTTCAGATAAGATATTTAACAGCGCGACTAACACAATCGCAATGCCTGTAAACGCTGCTACAACGGCACTTTTAAGATTTGTATAGGAGAGAAAATGGCGTTAGTAAACACAACTAAAGGCGAGATGGATACGTCTTTACTGGAAAAGCGCGAAGGTGTTGATGAGAATGATAACGAACGTGCTGAGTGGATTGAGTATTGGTTGGATGGCGAACTAGTGCATCGTTCGGTACACATGACGCTAAAGAAATTTACGTTAACTGGCGAAGCCGTCGCCGCATCTTTAGGATAAGGAAACATCATGGCTAATACACAAGCAATGACAACCTCGTTTAAAAGCGAGATTTTACAAGGCGTACATAATTTTGGTACTGCACCAGTGCGTGCTTCAGGCGCTGCGGATACATTTAGTGCCGCTTTATATTTAGCTTCTGCCACGATTAATGCAGCAACTACTGCGTACTCAACGACTGGTGAAGTTACAGGCACAAACTATACGCCCGGTGGTGTGGTTGTTACCAACGCAACGCCGCCAACTACGAGTGGTACAACCGCATACTGGACACCATCAGCGTCTATTGTTTATACAAACGTAACTCTTGCTGTGGCATTTGATGCTGTGTTGATTTACAACACTACACAATCTAATAAAGCGGTGAGTGTACATACATTTGGTTCGCAAACTGTTACTGCGGGAACATTTACTTTAGTTATGCCTGTTAATGCTGCTGGTACAGCGTTATTGAATATCGTTTAATTTAACTTAAAGGCGGGCGGGTATAGCCATGTTTGGTACAAGTTCGTTCGCTGAAACCCCTTTTGCGTCGCTGTCATTTGTAGCTGGCGATGACGTTACTGTTTTATTGACAGGCGTAACAGGCACGGGGACGATAAATAACGTAGCAGTAAGTACAACGTTACCAATATCAGCAGTATTTGCTACAGGTACAGTTGGCAATGTAAGTTTTTCTAACGTAGTAGCTTTAACTGGTGTAAGTGCAACAGGCGAAGTAGGGTATGTTGAACAAGAACTCTACCTAACAGGCGTATCTGCTACAGGATCAGTTGGAAGTATTGCCGCAGTACTTAGCGAAACTTCAATTACTGGTGTAAGCGCAACAGGCGGCGTTGGTACTTTTGCGTTTGGTAAGTTCCATGACTTAAATGGTAATAGCGCAACGGGTACGGTTGGTAGCGTTGAGACGGGTAAAGTTGTAGCATTAACTGCGGCAAGTGCAACAGGCGTTGTTGTTAGCCCTGCTACAGAAAGAGATGTAGAAATATCCGGCGTTAGTGCAACGACTTCTGTTGGTACTGTAATACCTGATATTGGACCAACGCTAACTAATGTATTTGCGACTGGTACTGTAGGCGACATAACCACTGAAAGAACATTGAACTTGTTAGGTGTTACTGGAGAAGGAACGGCAGGAGATATTAAAGCGTTACCAAGTTGGATTTATATCCGTACCGCATCAGACGGAAATTGGCAGTCTATCAATACGGAAGAAGATGCTGGATGGGCTTTAATAGATACAGACTTTAACCCTGATTGGTCTACGATACGTACGGAATAAAAGGTGATATATGGCATTTGTATTAGCAGACCGCGTAAAAGAAACATGTAATAGTCCGGGAACAGGCGCTGCTACTTTACTGGGCGCGTCAGTTGGTTACGTTGGATTTAGTGTTATTGGCGCTGGCAATACTACTTACTACACAATAGCAGATCAACTTGGTACTAAGTGGGAAGTAGGTATTGGTTTGTATAGCAGTGGTCCTGATACATTAGTTAGACAAACAGTCTTGTCTAATTCCGCTGGTACTACTTCTTTTATAAATTTCTCTAGTGGCGCACAAGATGTGTTTGTTACATATCCGTCAGAAAGAGCTGTTTATTTAAATACTACTGACACTACTACATATACAGATGGGCAGTTGCTAATAGGTGACTCATCTACAGGCTTATTAGAAAAAGCCACACTAACTGCTGGCGCAAATATCACAATCACAAACGGTAATGGCTCTATACAAATTTCTGCCGCAGGCGGTGGGGGTGGACCAAGCTCGTCGATAATAGCTAATATGGTGTACGGCATTTAAGGAATTATTATGGCAAATCCAAATTTACAATCGTCAACCAGTATTTATGGAAATACTGCGTATATAACACCATCAACAACATCAGTAGATGTAGCATGGACATACAATGGTTCTACTTCATTGACTGGATTAACTCCAGCAGTAGGCGCTGTAAATAAAGTTGATAGCATAATTGTTTCAAATGTGAGTGGCGCTGCCGCTACAGTTACGATTGGCGTATCTAACAACGCAACGTATGCAAGTGGTACTGTTTATTATTTAGCTTATCAAATTGCCATACCAGTTGGCGCAACATTGATTGTGTTTGATAAAACTACCCCTTTATATATTACAGAAAATCAATCTATTGGCGTTACTGTTGGAACTGCAAGCGCATTAAATGTTGTAGCTTCATTTGAAGTCATAGCTTAATAGGTGGCACATGCTGTATACAAAGAATGGCTCTATTCCTCAACCTCAAACAGATGGTACTAGTGGTTGGGTTGAAGTGCCTGATAAACCTGAAGCGCCGGAAGGTAAGGAAGTAGTTTGGTGGTATCCACCGGGCTGGGTGGTTCGTGACCCAATGCCGGAGACACGCGACGGCTATGTGTGGAAGTGGTCTCAGATACAAGAGCAATGGAATGAGTATGTATTACCTGTTTATGAAGAAGTAGTAGTCGAACAATTAAATACTGAACAGGTAAATAACTTAACTACTGATGGTATTTCCGGATTGGTTTAACTATGGTAATGCGTTATCTGGGCGGAATTAATAGTCCTTCATACAACCCACTTGCGTCTAATGTGACTACTGGGTCTAATACCGTTCAAGCGGGTGGGATTTATACGACGACCACAGTAGCTCAAGCTATACCCAACCAACAATGGCTTTCTGACCCATACTTTCAAGATAATATACTTTTACTACAAGCGGATAATTCTCCAAACGGTTCTCAGAACAATACGTTTTTAGATTCATCTACTAACAATTTAGCGGTTATTAGAAACGGAAATTCAACGCAAGGAACATTCTCCCCATTTAGTCAAGCAAGTGGTTATTGGTGTAATACGTTTGATGGCGCGGGAGATTATTTATCTGTTGCTTCTACAATAGCCTTTGGCGCTAATGATTTTACTATCGAGATGTTCTTTTGGGCTACTACGCTAGTAGGTTTTTTATACGACCAAAGAACAGCCTCTTCACAGGCAGTGCCTACTTTATTTTTTAGTGGTTCTACACTTATATACTACGTAAACGGCGCAAACAGAATAACGTCAGATACTATTTTAGCTGGACAGTGGTATCACCTTGTTGTATCTAGAGTATCTGGCAACACACGAATGTTTTTAAACGGTGTTCAATCTGGGTCAACTTATGTTGATGCAACAAGTTATATAAGTAACACTAATCGCCCCATAATAGGCGCTAATGGTAATACGCCTAGTTCCTATTTTAATGGAATGATTACAAATCTTAGAGTTGTAAATGGCGCTGGAGTAACTTCAGTTACTGTTCCAACTGCCCCACTGGAAAATATACCAAATACACAGTTATTAACATGTAGAGATAGTAGATATTTAGATAATAGTAGTGGGTTTCCTATTATTGCGACTGGTAATCCTACGTGTAGACCAACTACGCCATTTAACAACCCAGATTTTTCTGCATACAGTAGTACAGGGGCGACTAGTGGTAGCGTTTATTTTTCAGGTTCTGTTCCTTATGGCGCTGTAAAATTTTTAGGTTCAACAGTTTCTTCTACTACTTCTACATTTACTATTGAAGGTTGGGTAAATGGCGCATTTCAGTTTGCCGCTACTACTCCTAATTATTTTATTGAAGGTACAACCGCTACATACTATTTACAATTTGGCGTTAATTCTTCTGCTCGTGTGAGTTTAGACTGGTTAGATGGCTCAAATGTACAGCAGGCTATACAAGGGACAACAGTACTTAGTTATAATATTTGGTACCACATTGCGGTCTCTGTTAGTTCAAATAGTGTTTCTATATATGTTAATGGTGTTCGAGACGCAACAGGCACGCTTACAAACAGGTTTGCTACTGCTAATCAAGGATTTATAGGCGGGTATCTAAGAGGTAGTGTATCTAATATAAGTGTATTGTCTGGCGTTGCTAAATATTCAGGAGCAACAATTACAGTACCCACATCGCCACTTCCTTCTGGAACCGTTGGTCAGGTATTGTTATTTGCTAAAGAAGGTATTATTGATTCAAATACAGCTACAACTGCTAAGTCTGTAGTTATTGAATTCCCGGAAGTTACTGCAACATCTTTTTCACCTTTTGGCGGCTCTGCATCCGTTGCCCAGCTTGGGTCAATGTATTTTGATGGCACTAGTGATTATTTAAATTTAGGTGGCCCGTCACAGTTAGCATTTGGAACGAGTGACTTTACTATTGAGATGTGGGTATACCCAACCGTAGCGCCAGTATCCCCTGCTGGATTATTTTTATATGACTCTCGTCCAGCGTCTACTGATGGCGCATACCCATGCATATTTGTTGCTCCAACAACTAATGTTCTTACCTATTACGTAAGTACCGCAGCAAGAATAACTGGAACAACTGCACTACCTATGGGGCAATGGAACTTTGTGTCTGTTTCTCGCGTATCTGGTCAAACAAGAATGTTTTTAAATGGGGTACAGGAAGGCTCTACATACACAGATAGCACAACATATCTTAATGGTGCAAGTAGGCCTGTTATTGCTAACAACGGTTTAAATTTAGGTGGTGCTGTAACAGGCTACATATCAAACTTACGTGTACTTGTTGGTACCGGAAGTACAACTTCTACAATCCCAACAACACCTTTAACTGCCATTGCTAATACACAACTTTTACTAAATGGATCAAATGCTGGTATAGCAGACGCTACAGAAAAAAATGTGATGGAAACAGTAGGCAATGCGCAGACAAGTACGTATGTTAAAAAATACGGCTCAGGGTCTATGTCGTTTGATGGAACAGGCGATTGGTTATTAATTCCCCACAATGCTGATTTAAATCTAGGGACAAGTGATTTTACTGTAGAGGCGTGGGTTAATATTACAAACACAAGCGCGGCAAGACATTTAATAGGTAAAGGAACTGCAACTACTGGTTGGGGTATATCTTTTAACGCACAACCAACTTTATTTGTGTTTAACTATGCAAACACTACAGCGTCTAGTAGTAACTATAATTTGATTGAGGGACAGTGGTATCACATTGCAGTATCTAGATCGGGTACTGGTACAAATAATTTTAAAATGTTTATTAATGGCTTTTTAATTCATGAAGCTACTATAACAAACGATCTATCTACAACATCTAATATTTATGTTGGAGCTAGTAGAACAGGGACATTACCTATGTTTGGTTATGTAGATGATTTACGGATAACAAATGGTTTTGCTAGGTATACAACACCTTTTATCCCGCCTACAGTAGCGCTACAACGTTTAGGTCCACTATAAATTATGAGCCAACGATACGCAGGCGGGATAATAACCGCAAATCAAAATTCACCAAATTATTCTGGCTTATTTAATGGATCGTCAAATTTTTTAAGTCTAGCCAGCGCACCACAATACGCATTAGCTGCGTCGGCACCTTTTACTGTTGAGGCATGGATTTATCCAACCGCAGCAGGATCAGTTATATTTACAGAAGGATATACTAGTGTTGGCGATACAGTAAGTATTACATGCTCATTAGCTACCTCTAATAACGTTTCTGTTATAGCAGGTTTATACCCTGCTTTTGGTTGGTATAACGGGTCATCTTGGGTAACTGCTGCGGTATCAACGACACAAATATTATTATATACTTGGTCACATGTTGCTTTTGTATATGACGGTTCAATATCAAAGGTTTACATAAATGGCGTGAACGTTACTACCCCGAACTCACCTTTATCTTGGGGGGTGTTATTAGATAATGGGGATGCTTGGTATATTGGTAGAAAATGGGATACAAGCGCAGGTAATACTTATTTTAAAGGGTATATAAGTAATTTACGTTATGTAAATGGTACTGCGGTATACACAGGTAACTTCGCGCCGCCAACAAGATTAACCCCAATCCCAAACACCGTTTTACTTACTTGCCAATCCCCCACTTTTGTAGACAATAGTGTTTATGCAGCGACTATAACTAACACCGCTGGGGTTATCAATACTGACTTTAATCCCTTCTACACAACATTAAATCCAGCAGCAAATCCAGCATTAGGTGCAGCTACTAATGGTGTGTGGACGCTGAGTCAAGCTACAGAAGCTGCGGCTAAAAGATCGTGGAATATGTATGACCCAGAGTTCAATTTAAATACGGGTATGGTTCACGGCAATGGTACGAATGGTGGAACTAATAATACATTCTTAGATTCTTCTGTAAACAACGTAACTGTAACTAGAAACGGAAACGCCACGCAAGGAACATTTACGCCATTTAGTCAAGCAAGTGGTTATTGGAGTGCATATTTTGGAGGCAGTGGAAATTATGTAGTTGCAAGTGGTGCCGCGTTTACATCTTCAACAACAACCTTTACTGTAGAAGGTTGGGTGTTCTTAACGGCTGCGCCAACTGGGACAAACCCCGCAGTTGTTGGCGATATGCAGCCAGCAGCAGCATCAAACAATTGGTCGTTTGGTATTCCAAGCACTTTACGTATAACTTTTTATTGGAACGATGGAGCAGCAAAAAGTGCTGTAGGAAGTACAAGACTGTCTTTAGGAGTTTGGTATCACATTGCTGTTTCTGTATCTGTTAACGCAATAACTATGTATGTTAATGGCGTTCAGGAGATTTTAACTGGTACAACAACACTAACAAACAGGGCGGGCACAACAGGAACAATAGCACTAGGGCAAGCACAAACTGCTTCAATGATCTTCACTGGGTATATTTCTAATGTAAGTATTCTTTCAGGAGTAGCAAAATACCCTAGTAGCTTTACTGTCCCTACTTCACCGTTGCCAACAAACACTACAGGGCAAGTATTTTTGTTTGGCAGTAATAATAGATTTTATGACGCTAATACCGCAACAACGGCAAAAACAATAACTGCTACAGGCACAAACGTTAGAACTATTACTTACTCCCCATTCTATAGAAATTATGCGTATACACCTCAAATTAATGGAGGTGGTATGGCTTTTGACGGCACAGGGGATTATTTAACTGTTGCAGATAATGCCGCGCTTGAGCCAACTACAAATCAGTTTTGTATTGAAGCGTTTTTTTACACATCAACTGTTGCAGCAGGTACCGCAGTTATAGTAGGTAAACGAGCCACAAGTGCTGGGTTTGGCCCAATACTTATTGCAAGAAGTACAGCGACTATCAGGGTATCTTTAAGTAGTAATAATAGTTCTTATGACGTTGCAAACTCAGTTTCTTTAGGGACAATAACTACTAACCAGTGGTACCACGTAGCGGTCTATCGTGTTGGAGATGCTTGGTATGGTTCTTTAAACGGAACAATCACTACTTTAAATGCGTCGTTCTCTTCGTTTTTGGCGGATACAACCGATGCTTGGGTTATAGGCGCAGATACAAACGGTAACGGTTTCGATGGAAACATATCTAATGTTAGGTTTGTTATTGGGTCTTCAGTTTATTCAGGGGCGAGTGCGCCTATCCCAACAGCACCATTCACCCCTACTTCTTCAGCAAACACGCAGCTTCTACTAAGCGGGACCAATGCTGCTGTATTTGATAACGCATCTAATCTTGTAATTGAAACAGTCAATACTTCTATTAGCACTTCGCAAAATAAATATGGTAGCGGCACAATCGCATTTAACGGAACAAACGCATACGCAAAATTAATATCGCCTTTTGCATCTGGAGCAAATTATGGTCCAAATGTAATACAAACTCGTGGTGATTTTACGATTGAGGCTTGGGTTAATCCAACCAACACATCTGCGACGAGAACAATATTTTATATAAATGGTGGTACAGGTAGTTATGCTTCCGTGAGGCTAGATCATACTGCCGCTGGATTATTGCAATTTTTAGTTTCGTTTAATAATACAAGTTGGTCTATTAACACAACAACTACAACTACACTTACGTCGGGGGTATGGTCACATTTGGCGGTTGTTAGAGCAGGGCCTTCAATGACGGTATATTTTAATGGGGTATCAATAACAGCTAGTACTACTATAACTATGGCGAATACATTATATGTAGGTTTAGTAAGTGTTCTTGGAGCTGCGTTAAGTACAAGCTACACACAGTATTTTAATGGGTACATGAGTGACTTTCGTGTAACTAACTATGCGCGGTACTTAGGACAATTTACCCCACCAACATCAACATTACAGAATCAATAGGAGATTAAAAATGGACGCTGAATTACAAAAGATTAAATTAGAAGCACAGACAGAATTAGCTAGACTAACTGCCGCTTCCCCCGCAAAAGAAGTAGCCGGTAAAGCAATCGGCACTTATGGTCTGCCCGCGATTGTAGTTATTGTAATCATTGGTGTGCTTGCTAGTTTGCAGTTAGATGAAGGCAAGATGGCTGCTGTGATGGGTTTGCTTGGAGCTTCATTGACAGCGTTGATCTCTATGCTCAACAGCATTGCTGGTTCAAGCACTAAAGAAGAGAAGCCAGAGTTTGAAGTAATGAAACAACTGATCGAACGCCTTGACCGTATGGCTGATCGTGATCCTATGTCTGTTCAGATTGAAGGCGACAAGGTTACGGTTCGTAAAGGCGAAGAACAATTTATGTCAGGAAAATAATATGTTGCCACTACTCGCCCCTATATTGACGCAGCTTGCTGGTGCAGGCATGCAGAAAGTCGTTGACGCTGTACTAGATAAAGGTGCTGCGGCTGTTGAAGAAAAGTTAGGTATTACCCTAACCCCAGACTCTGACGGCAAACTATCAGACGATAAAATTGCATCGCTTAAAGAAGCTGCTATGAAGCATGAGGAGTTCATGTTTGAGCAAGAAGTTAAAGATCGTAGTAGCGCCCGTCAGCGTGAGGTGGATATTGCTTCTAACGAGAATGTACCCCTGCTCAACAAGATCATCACCCCAGCGTTGGCTATATTTGTGGTGCTTGCCTCGTTCATTCTGTTTGCTATTTTGATATTTGTGGATGTAAGACCAGAAGCTAAAGACATCCTGATCTACATACTAGGCGTGCTATCTGCGGCGGTGACACAAATTCTGTCTTACTACTTCGGCTCATCACAAGGCAGTAAAGATAAGTCGGACTTACTGGCGCTAAAGAAATGAACTTATCCCCAAACTTCACGTTAGAAGAAATGACCGTTAGTGAGACAGCGGCACGGCATGGGATTGACAATACGCCTGATAATGAGGTATTGATGAACCTACGCAGACTGGCTCTTTTCCTAGAAGAAGTGCGTACTGCCGTAGGGATGCCACTGCGCATAAATTCTGCGTTCCGCAGTGTAGAGGCAAACCGTCTTGTGGGCGGAAAATCTACCTCACAACATTGCCGTGGGGTGGCAGCAGATATAAGAGTAAAAGGAATGACCCCTGACCAAGTTGTCAAAGCGATAATTAAAGCAGGGCTAGAATACGATCAAGTTATACGGGAGTTTGATAGCTGGACACACGTTAGTATTTCTAATACAAAAGGCGAAAAGCCCCGTAAAATGGCGTTAATTATTGACAAGAACGGCACACGTCCGTTCCCCAAATCTGAGGTATAGACATGCCAAGTACATACTCCCCCGACCTACGCATTGAGCTGATTGGTAACGGGCAACAAACCGGTATCTGGGGTAGCACTACCAACAATAACTTAGGTACGCTGCTAGAACAATCTATTGCTGGTATTACGAATGTATCTATCACTACAGCAAGCCAAGCACTAATTGCGTATAACGGTGTGGAAGATGAAGCACGTAGCGCTGTTTTAGTACTTTCTACTACGACCCTTGCAAACTTTAGCGTTTATATCCCACCTTCGCCTAAATCATACATAGTACGTAATACGACTTTATACACTGCAACCATCTATGCGAGTACTGCTTTAGGTAATACGACGGCAGCCGGTGCAGGCGTTGCAATTCCAGCAGGTGTATCTGTGCTAATACGCACTGATGGCATAGATGTATTTGAACAATTAAATCAAATTGTAGGTACATTAAATGTTGGTGGCACTCTAACTGCGCAGGCTAATGCAACGGTGCAAGGATCGCTTACTGTTAACGACTCCGCTTTTTTAGGTAGAGCGCAGACAGCGACAATTACTGTCGCTTCTCCAGCGGTTGTTACGGTTGCAGCATCTCCGTTGAACGGCACCGCTGTTAGATTTACTACTGATGGTTTATTGCCAGCACCACTAGCTACAACAACTACGTATTACGTTATAAACCGAACAGCTACTACGTTCCAAGTATCGTTAACATCTGGCGGTAGCGCAGTTGATACTAATGCTTTTGGTTCTGGTACGCATACTGTAACTACAGTTTCTCTAGCTACTACTGCTCCAGCTGGCACAGCTAATACCCAACTAGCTACTACAGCTTTTGTTTCAAACGCTATTACTAATGTGCCTGTGACCCTAGTTGATTGGTCGCTGTCTGAGACTACTACTACCCAAGCATTATCAAGTATGACGGTGGCAAGTCCTACTGTTATTACTGTTCCAACAGCGCCAGCTAACGGTACTGCGGTTTCATTTGCTGCAAGCGGGGCGGGTGTGTTACCTACAGGTATTACGGCTAATGCAGCATACTATGTATATGACCGCACTAGCACTACGTACAAACTATCTACTACAGCAGGTAATTCACAGACAGCTACGATTACTGCGGGCGCTACGTTTACGGGGTCTATTTCTGGAACTACATTGTCTGTAACATCAGTAACAGGGGGTAGGCTTGTTGTAGGGCAGGTTATTACAGGGGGCACGTCAGCTAACACCACTATCACTTCGACAGGAACTGCCGGTGGTGGTATCGGCGCATATACAGTAAATAACTCGCAGACCGTTTCTTCACAGACTATGACGGCTGTGGCTACGCCCGGTGTACTTACAGTAATTAGCGCTCCTAACAACGGCGATCAAGTAGTACTGTCTACTACTGGTTCTTTACCTACGGGGCTTACTGCTGGAACTGCGTATTATGTAGTGAATAGAACCTCCACCACGTTTAGTTTAGCCACTACTGCTGGCGGTACTGCTATTAATACTTCAGGGTATTCTCAAACAGGTACGCATACTGAAACATCGTACACGCTTGTAAATACAACAGGTACATCAACTCTGCCTATTACTGAAACAACATCTAAACTGTACTTTAAGTACAAGAACCAAAGTAGGATGTCTGTAGATTTAGGTGGCAACACAATTGCAACTGGAAACGTAACGGCATTTGGTACACCATAATGACTACCCCAGTAACAGGCCCAATTTCTATAGGAACAGTCAACATTGAGGTTGGCACTCCGTCTGCTTCGCAAAATAGTCTAAACGCTACGTTGCCTAGAACGCTTGCGGGGAAACCTGCTGGCACTATCAGTCTTAACGACATGTATGGTAAATCGTTATACACACCCCCATTTTCCGGTGGGTTTTTAGATGTTACGGTACTTATAGTCGGTGGTGGTGGTGGCGGCGGTACAGGTTCACGCCCTGATAATCGTCTAGTTAGTGGTGGTGGCGGTGCTGGAGGTTTTATTACTGGTGCTGCAAGACTTCCATCTGGTACTAGTATAGTTACTGTCGGCGCAGGTGCAGGGCAGAATGGCTCTGGTGGTGACTCCTCTGTTGGTGGGTTAACCGCATTAGGCGGGGGGCGTGCTGGTAGATCAGACGGTTGGGAGCCAACTGGCCCGGGCGGTCCCGGTGGTTCAGGTGGTGGCGGTGGACAAGGCGCTAATGCTCCGGGCGGTGCGGGTACTGTTGGGCAAGGTAATAATGGCGGTAGGGAAGGTGGCGGTGGTGGTGGCGCTGGGGCTGTGGGTACTGACCGTGGAGGCGGTGGTGCTGGTAAACAATGGGTAGACGGAAATTATTACGCAGGTGGCGGTGGTACACAGCCTAGTTACGGTGGTGGCGGAGGCGGATCCGGCGGTAT